TTACGGGACGGAAACGTTCCTAAAGTCTTTTGCCGGAACCAAGGCATCATAGGGATCCTGCCAGCTGGAATCTTCCCGTGAGATTCTTCTCACTGCCCTCGCCGGCACCCATTCGTTGTGCGCCTGGTTATCGCTGTCCATCCAGTGGAGCAGCACGTAGCTGCGTGTCCACCCGGCCGCCTTGGCATCCACCACGTTGCCGTCCGGGAAGCGAACGCGTACGTAGGGCTCCCGCCCATACAGGGCATGCGTTACTGTCCCCGGTGGCCGTCCGACGTTGGAGACGGTGTTGCGCGGGGTGGTTGCGAGGTCGACCTTAATCATGCCGGATACCTTCTCACCTGCCACTGACTTAAACGCCGGAAGCGCCCCACCCATTCCTGGGCGGGGCGCTTCGTTTCTCAAGCTTCGTGCCGGCCCTTGGAATCGGGTGCCAGGACAGCGAGGTGTTTCCGGAGCCAGTCGTTGACACCCGGTACGGCGAGGACGCGGGTCACGAGTGCAAGCAGCGCGAGGGCGGCCACGAGGACACCGTTCACCCAGAGAGTTACCTCTGCGGGGATGACGTCCGTGTACTCGGTGAGCCAGTCCTGGACGGCCACGAGGATGCCGTTCACGAGTGGGAACAGTGCCACCGCGGCGGCGAAGATGGTGCGGAGCACCGCCCGGCCCGGGTTCGCTTCCTGCGTTGCGAGAGGCTGAGGGGTTTGGAGTCCGTTGCTGGTCATCTACTTCTCCTTGCTGTAGCGGGCTGCGGCCTGTGCGATGTCGTCTGCCTGCTGCCGGTTGATGGTCTTGCCGTCTGCCTGGGCTTTCACGCCTTCGATGGTTCGGGCTGTGGTGGCGGCGACGATGGACTCTGCCTGCACGGGGTTGATGAGGAGCCGGTTGTTCAGTTGCTCGACCACCAGGGCCGCTGCTCGTTTGGCGATGTCTTCGGCTTGCTGTGCTTCGATTTGTACTGCCATGTTTCCCTCCTCGGGAGTGATGGCACCGGCGGGTACTGTGCCCTTGCCGCCTGTGCCTAGGGCGATGACGGTGGATGTTGTGAAGTAGTCTCGGGGGTTGACGCGGCCGTAGAACGTGCCTGCTGGGTAGATGCCCTCGGCGTAGTCGATGAACGCTTCCCAGTGGGTGTGTGGTCCACTGCTGTTCCCGGTGGAGCCGACCGCCCCAATGATCTGGCCTGCCCGGACAAAGTCTCCGGGCTTCACGTCGATGCGTGACTGGTGGCTGAAGCTGGTTTGGATGGCTGATGCTCCGGGCGCGGAGGGCTGGAGGATGGTGCAGCCTCCGGAGCCGCCGTTGAAGGGGATCATTTCCCAGGTGTTGCCGGGTGGGAATGTTCCGAACGACGCCCAGACGACGAACCCGTCACAGGGTGCGACGATGGGGGTGCCGGCGGGTGCGGCGATGTCGATCCCTTTATGCCAGGGCGGACTCTCCCAGGTGTTCTCCACCCCGAAGTCTTGGCTGATGTATGCGCCGTCTGCGAGGGCAACAGGCCAGCGGTCGAAGATGGTCATAGTGCCTCCTGGGCATAAAGAAAGCCCCGGAGTGCGGGGCTTGAGCTAGTCGATATTGATGGACGGTTTCGGCGGCGGTCGGTCGTCGAGACGGAGGACGTGCCACCGTTGGATCAGGTCGTCCCAACCGTTCGATAGGACCCGGAGGGCTTCCCGTAGGCCGCTGATCGTTCGGTCCTGCTCGCGGACGTGGGTCTCTAGCCCCTCTACGCGTCCGGCTAGTGTCTGCCGCTCCCCGCGCTCCTTGTTGAGGTCCTCACGGAGCGAGATGTTGTCTTCACGGGCGGCGGTCGCGACAGCGAGGGCCATCTGCACGGACTGGTCAGCAGCCGCAATGTCCGCGTCTCGCTGGCGAATGGGGGCCTCTTTGCGGGATTGCCGGTACCCCCAGAATCCCGTCCCCCCGAGGGCGGCGAGGAGCGCCACGATGATCGGCACGACGAGTTCGGGGGTCAAAGGATTTCGCCCTTCACTTCGGCGATAGTGCGGCGGGTGTGCCGCTCAATCATCAGGACGGACACGAATCGGAGGAGCCCGCCCAGCCCAAGCATGAGGGGGACGATCCAAGAGAATATGGACTCCGGGTAATGCCAGGACACACTGATTGCGTAGGCGACGAATCCACCTCCGGAGAGCAGTAGCCCGAAGCGTTCGAGCGCCCACCCGGTGGAGACGTCGTCGCCGTGCCAGTTCAGGCCAACAACGGACAGCACGCCGCCGGCCGCAAGGAAAGACGACACCAGGATGACCACGAGTAGCGGCATCTGGTCCATGCTCTTGGACGGGGTGAAGGCTGATGTGAACAGGGAAACCGCTGCGAGGATGCCGAAAATCAGCGATACCACTGCAACCGTCGTATCCATCGGGTGAACCAGCATGCGATCCCACCAAGACGGCGGGTTCCTCACTGGTTGATAAACGTGAGTAGGCACGGGTGCCCTCCTTGTTTTGGGTACAAAAAAAGCACCCATGCGGGGGTGCTGATGGTGGTGCTGAGGTTTAGGCTGTGGCCCCGTAGAGTGCCCGATGCGTGAGGTAGTCGTGCACTGCCAGGGCCTGTGCCAGGATTTCCGGGTCGGTGATGGCGCCGTTGGAGTTCGCCTGTGTTCCGTCGCGGGGGTCCAGCGAGATGTTCACGTAGACCACGCGTGCGGGGGTATTGGCTTCAGCCATGCTGTTGCTCCCTATGAGTAGCGGGTGAGTCGGATGGTGGCCCGGTAGTAGGCGAGGCCGCCGGACGTTTGTATGAACCGGAATTTCAGCTTCGCGCCGGCCGCGAGGAGTTTCCCGCCCATGGCCCCGGTCCCTTGGTCTTCACCGACTTGGATGCCGGTTCGGCTGTACGCGACGTCGTTGCCGTCCGCGATGTCGATGAAGGATCGGCCTGTTGTCGGTTTGGCTGTGGTCAGTCCGGAGTTGGTATAGAGGACGATCTGGAAGTCCACCCCGTAGATGCCCCGTTCCAAGATGGTCAGCGCTCCGGTACTGGGCGTGGTTAGGGTTGCCGTCGAGGAGCCGGCCTGTCGGACCGGGGTGGAGATGTCCTGATCCGCTGCGGCGAAGTTCGCTTTGCTGCCAGTGCAGGTGTACTCCGTGATCGTTATTCCGCGGATAGGATCCCCGTTGGCCAGTACGCCGTTCCGGCCATCCAGCCTAAGCACACCGTCGCCGTCGTGCCGAACTTCGGCTAGAGCACCGATGCCATCTTGCAGCGATTGGGTGTACCAGCCATTTGGGTGGACGGAATGAATGGTTTGGCGGCTTGGCTGTGCTGTGGGTGTGGCACGGTTACTGGCCGCCAGCATGCTTGCGACGTCAGTTGAGACGCTCATGCCGGTATGTCCTGACAGATCCGTGGCGCGGGAGCTGCGGAGCACAAGGCCCTCACTATTGGCGGTATCGGCCATGAGTCCGGCGGACCACTTCGGCACGGTGCCCACACCGTCTTCTCGTTCGCCCTCAAACCACAGGCCTGGCCAGCGGTCGTTCGAGTTCGTGGCGAAGGGAGAAGCCCGCTGGGTTAATATGGCGCGGGTCCGATAGGAAACAGACTTACCACCCGGGTCTATGAGTGTGCCGCGCCCATGGCCTGTCACGCCGTCGTCGGTGAACTTGACGCCGACGTTAGCCGCGGAGTTGGTCTCGATGCTTGCACCCACGACCCGCAGGCCCTGGAAGAATCCATCCACGATCAGCGATGGGGTGACCTTCTCGGTGGCCGTGGCATTGCCGTGGACAGTGAAAGTGACCCCATTGGTTAGGCACGCGACGGCGAAAGCGATGCCGACGACGCCCGCCGGTATGGTGTACTCCTGCTCCAGCTTTCGCCGGCCGGTCCCGCTCCGCGTCGTCAGGCCGGTATAGGACACCGTGCCGTCCGCCTTGAGGAGGTAGGCGTTCCACCGGCAGTTAGCCACTGCGGTGGTGGTGACCTCCACCGAGAGGCTGTAGACCTGACCCGGCGTGACAGACAGCATCTCCGCTGGACGGGCCGCGGTGGGCGTGTTAGGCCAGAACTGAAAGGCATCGTTAGTAGATGCCATGACGTGCTGCATAGCCGCCGGCTCCGTGGCCGTACCGGGAACCAGAGCCCACGTGCCGGAGGACCGCGCCATGCGCCCGCTGTTCAGCTCAGCGTCCAGGAAACCCGGATCCGGTATGAGGTTTCCGCCCGCGCCGATGAACACCTGGTTGGCGTAGAGCTTCATAAACGCGCCGGTCTCGGCGGCGAACTTACGGGCCACCGCCTCCCCGAGCTGCGCGCTTCCCGCGATGAGCTGGTCTGTGGTCACCTTTAGGAAGCTCGCCACGTTCGCTGCAATGCGCTGCGCCGTGAGGGTATTTAGCGCGGAGTCACCGGTGACGAACAGATTCTTGATGTCCACCCGCTGGAACGCCGCCGTGTAGGAGGCGATGTGCTGCGCGTAGACATCTGGCAGCGGGGCCACTCCGGTGAGCATGTCCAGCTCGGTGCGGGCGCTGGCCAGCCGGGCGTTGGCCAGAGCCAGGCCGGAGTCCAGTGCGGGGAGAGTGGTGTTCTGCAGCGTGCCCACTGTACCGGCGAGAGTGTCCTGCGCCTGCTTGTTCCGGATGATGGCCGCGTTCATCTCGGCGTCAACAGCCTGGAATTCCTCCCGCAGCGCATCAACGTCCACGTCCGAGCCCACCCGGGGAAGGACCTCGACCGTGACCTCCCGCGACTGTACCGACCGCTTGCCGCTGAGGGCACGGGAGACGAGCACGACGTACCAGACGCCCGGCTCCAGCATGGCGGTGCGCGAGCCGCCCCGGGGGGACTCCAGCGTGTCCAGGAGGGTGGCGGTGGTCTCGGCCTGGAACCCGGACACCGGGCTGGCGTGCGCCTCGGTGCGCGCCCAGTCCAACGGGGCGGGGATGGTGATATCCGTCTCCCCGCTGACCTCGTCCGCGAAGTTCCCGTCCCACCCGAAGTTCAGCAGCCCCGGCCCGCCGGAGACCACCGCTTGGGAAGGGCGTGGCGGGTTGGGTCCGGAGACCACGACCGCGCCATGCGTTCCGTCGGGCTGCTTGCCGATCACGGAGACAAGCTGCCCGTTGCCGTTGTACTCCTCGATGGTGCCGTCCTCGAGGGAGGAGTAAGCCATCTGTGGTCCGGTAGCCAGCCCTTTCACATGGTTCTCCAGCTTGATGAGCCGGGCGGCGAAACGTTCCACAGGTGTTGCCAAAGCGGTTACCCCATCTTCTCTACTCTCGCCACAGTCAGAATGGCGTGGTTCTTTTCGGGTTCGGTGACGATGGACAGGATCCGAACCCATAGCTCTACGTCCTGGGTCCAGCCATGTTTGGATCGGATGAGGATTTCGTCCCCCGGTGCGTAACTGCCAAGGGGCGCGTGCGGGTGATCGAGCACGGTCAAAGAATCGATGTCCTCATGCCCGAGCCGGGCCGAAAGTTCCCGGGTTGCGGCAGCGTTGGCGGACTTCTTGTTCCGCAGGGTTTTGTCGGTCACGACGACGGTGCGCTGCAGCCTGCCCGTGGTCCTGGAAAACTCGCCGCGGATCATCTTGCGACCCTCGCCAGCGCCCAGCACCACGACTTCGGAGGCGTACTCGTCGCCGTCGTAGATGATTTCCGGGGTGTCGAAGATGTTCTCCCCAACCTGGAACCGCAGATCATCCCGCCGCCGGCCGATGGTTGGGTAGCCGAGCCTCAGCCGGTGGCTGATCGTTTCCCCTGACCATGCATGCGCTACCAGGTAATCGAACGGCGTCTCCGTGGCCAGATCATCGAACGCCTTACCGAGGTCGTGGTCCTTCCACCACTGCAGGGTGTACGGGCCGGTCTGGAAGTTCACTTCTTCACCGGTCTCGGTGGTGAACTTGACCTCTTCCTCCTTGGTCCCGATATTGACCGGGGAGGTGGTCGAATCCAGGACCATCCCGAGGTTGCCCCCAGCCTGACCCTGCTTGTGCGCCCAGATGTGCCGGGCCATGGCCAATGGATCGACCTGAACCCACGAGCCATCCGCCTTGTACGGCTGGCCCTGCAGGTAGCCGGTGAAGCCAACACAGTCCAGGGCGAGCTTCGGGCCATCCTCCGTAAGGTCTGCGAGGATCGCACCCGCCCGAATATGCCCGTCCTTCTCCGCATAGATCGCAGTTGACCACGGCATGAACAGCGGCTCGCCGGCAGGGGAACGCAGCCGAGCGATTTCCGGCTCAATACTGCCCGTAATCCCGCCCGGTCCGGACAGGTCCTCCCGGAGCTGGGAACCCTGCAGCGGCACGTCATTGGAGAGGAAGGTCTCGGTGCCGTCCCCGTTCAGGCGGGTGGCAAGGAACCTCCACCCGGCGGCCACTTACACCGCCTCCTGAGTGAACCAGACATCGAACTGCACATGGGTCTTGGTGTCCGCCCGCAGGAACCCCGGGTCGGTCCCCGCGTTCGCACGACGCGCCTTCAATTCCAGGTTCTGCGTGGTCCCCGGGTAGGCGGTCGGCAGCTTCTGGGACATCGTCACCCCGAGGTTCGCCCGGGCCGGGTTGGAACTGGAGGCCCCCGCATTGATGTCAATTGGCATCACCGGACCCGTCATGGATGTGCCCAGGGTGAGCTGAACCTCGGCGTAGACAATGCCAAGCCGCTGCTCCGCACCGTCCACACGCGCCAGTACCTTGACGTGGGTAGCCCACTCCGGGACAGCGATTGGCGCCGTGACATTCGGCCAGCGCACAAAGGCCGCGTTCGTCAGGTCCGCGACGGTGGCGCCCCCGGAGAGGACCACCAGATCGCGGAACGTCTGCGGGTTGGCCAACTGCCGGGGATCCGTCAACATGGCGTTGGTGATGGTGGCCGTGTTGGCGGGCTGGACCAGCTTGGACAGCAGGACAAACGGATACGCCAGGTTGGTGATGGAGGTTACCCACACCGGCCGGATGTAGGGACCCGCCGCCGGATTGGCCGGGGCTGCCCCGCCAAACTCAGGGTCATCCACCCGCAGAATCAGGTACTTCGTCGCACCGCCGCTGGACCCGGTAGCCGTGACCTCCACATCCGTGGCGGTGGCATTACGAGCCGTGTAGGACTGGTTCGGTGCGCCGGGATAACGGTTGAGGATGGCCGCCCCGCCCGGCGCGATGCGGACAAACGCCCCAGGGGTAGGCAGGGCAGTGACCTTGAGGTCCCCCGGGGAGATGACGCCGGTAGCGCCATTGGTGGCCGCGTAGGCGAGCATCCGGGCCACGGCGGGCGAGTGGTCCGCGCCTTCCGCGCCGATAAACCAGGGGACAGAATCGAGTGCCATGAGTGCTCCTTAGAAGCTGAAAAATGTGTTGCGCCAGCGGACGGTGCAGGACGAGAGGCCGGAGGGATCCGTCCCAGCGAAAACAATCTCCCGGCTTCCGGGCCGCAGCCGGGCCTCAGGGAGATAGGTGCGGCGGGTCAGAGATCCCGCCAGGCTGACGCCGTCGTTGCGGAGCACGGTCCCCGTCCGGGCGTTGATGGTCACTGACTGGTCATAAGCCAGAGAGGCATTGAGGCCGATCTGCCAACCAGTGGACGAGGCCACGGGGTTGAGGACTGGCCCTTTGAACACCACCTCCACAGGCGCCGGGGCGTCCCCACCGATGCTGATGAGACCCTGCCGAGAGCTACCGGGAGAGGCCCTGAGCGGGGCACGCAGCGGAGCTTTTAAGCCTCCGGAGTTCACCGGGACCAGCCCAACAGTGAGCTGCTGCGGCGTGTCGTCGTAGTACCACGTGTCCTTGGTCTGGAACTTGGCAGTAGCCACCACTCGGCCCAGGTCGAACACCTGGGAGAAGTCCGGGAACAGTTCCCGAGCCCGGCCGTAGACCAGCCGGGTCCGCCCTGCGATGGCGTACCGCAGGACGGACTCGGCGCCGGGGACGGCCGCAACCTTGTTCCACGCCCGGGTTAGCGCTGCTAGGCCCGCCAGCGCGGACTCCGCCCCGCCGTGACCGACCCGAAGGCCAAAGGACCACAGGGGCGGGACCCGGAAATCCCGCCCCTGATTAACGTCCTCACCGAAAGGATTGAGCACGTCCTGGGTGCGGTCTCCAGAGGAGGATAGGCCCACACCCTGGACGTACAGGGGGCGACGCCGGGACCCACTGAACAGGTACCCGTCCAGCTCAAAGTCCCCATCCTGGAGAACAGCCATCACATACCCCCTGCATACTTGCCGCCACGCTGTATCCGCGTGACAGCTGAATCAATGGAACTGACCACGCGGCCTGCCTCTTCTTTTGCAATGCCACGAACGGTGCCGAGCAGTTCCCCAGAATCCAGGTAAAGCTGTCCCACGAGGTGCATCTCCCGCTGCCCGGCAGCGGCTGATGCCACGGCCGGCGGCGCGGTGTAGGTGCGGCCAAACCGGTCAGCTGGAGCGAAGTTATCCGACCTCGGGAAGGTCCCGGCGTTGATGGCGGCCAGCTCCGTGTCATACTCCTTCGAGCTGAAAGGGTTGATTACCCACTCGGTTCCCTGCAGGCCGACAGGCTTGCCGTTCACCAAGCCAAGAAGGTTGTCCTTTTTCTTGGTGGGATGCGCAGGGCCAGGTAGCCTGCCACCGGACCAGTAACCCGTCATGATGTCGTCCACCCGCCCACCAAGCGCGCCACCGGGGAGCAGCACTCCGCCGCCGGGCTTTGCACCGCCGTGGGACTCTCCCAGGACGGTTTTCTTGAACAGGGTTTCCGTGGTCTCGATGTAGGTTCGGACCACCCGCCCGTCAAGCTTGTTCAGCTCCCCGGTGAGGGCCTGCGCCCGCCGGGTAGCCTCGTCACTCATCCACGACTCAATGGAGACATCGTCCGGCACCTGGAGGACCTCCCGGGCCATGCTGATGGCGTCAGCTTCTGTCATGCCGAAGCCCTGACCCGTGTGGACCAGCGAGTTGTAGGTGCTGCTGAGTTGTCCCTGGACCTCCTCTAGGGAGACGTTCATGTCATTGGCCATGACCTGCGCGACACTCAGGCCCTCGCGGGCCATGCCAATCAGCATCTCGTTGGCGCCCTTACCGGCGTCGGTGTTGATGTTGAGCTTTGTCCCGGTCTCGTCCAGCACGGCCCCGAGGGTGCTCTGCGAGTTGAGGATTTCCTGGATCTGTCCGTCCATGTCCCGCAGCGTGTCGGCCCACTGGAACGTGGCTTCCCGGGTGTCCATGACGGCCAGCCCGGCGGCGAACAGGGAGTCGAGGTACTTGTCCAGGCTGGCGATGGTGCCGTCTGCTGCCAAGCCGACTTCCTCCAGTGCCTCCGCGGCTTCCTCGGTCATAGGGACTGACTCGGAAGCCGCTTCCCCCACACCCTGCAGAGACCCGGACAGCTCATCTCCATCAGCGGCGGCCAACTTCTGCTCAGCTGACACCGCGGCCAGCGCATCCCCGTACTGAGGGAACGCGGCCGAAACCTCATCTAGCGGAACCTTGTTCTCCTTGGCCCACCGCGTGACGCTGGAGAATACCTTCTCGGCATCTGCCGCGTTGCCCGAGGAAACCAGAGTCGCGAGACCCTGATCCATCCGGTCAAAGGAACCCTTGAGGATCTGAGATGAGCCGTCGATGCCGGTTACCCCGTTGATGATCCCCTCGGAGAAGTCGTTGAACTTCTCGCCCGGGGACTTCTTGAACATGCGGTCCAAGGCGTCGTCCAGCCCGGACACATTGTTGATGAGGCTTCCACCGTCGCGGTCCTGGAAGATCCGATCCAGTGCATCGGCTGCCCCCGGGCCCTTGGCGGTTACGTCAGCGAAGGCATCGGCGATCCGCCCCATGCCGGTGTCGATGTCGTCCATGTAGTTGGCTTCGACAACCTTGGCTAGGGCCAGACCCACCGCGGCGATAGCGCCAGCTACGGCCGCAGCCTTGCCGACCTTGGTAAGCCCGGACGCGGCACCGGAGGAGTGCTCCTGCAGCTTCTTAAAGGACTCCACGGTGTCCATGACCTTCGGGAAGAGGAGGATGAAACCACCCAGAGCCAGGGCAGCGACACCAGCCACGCCGCCAAGCACGGTTACGACGCCCTGCACCGGAGCGGGCAACGCCCCGAAGCCGTTGGCGAGGGTCGCAGTCCCCTCGGCGACGGTTGAGATGATCGGCAGGAGGACGGCGCCCGCGTCGATGGCTGCATCCTTGATGCTGTTCCAGGCCATCTGCACCTGCGCCTCGGTGGTGGCGTACCGCTTCTCAGCTTCCTCCACGAGGGCGGTATTGGCTGCCCATGCCTGTGCACCCTGATCGAGGGAATCGGACAGGATCGTCCCGGCCCCTGCGAGCCGCAGAATGACCGAGGTCTCCTCCGTGCCCTTGATGCCCAGATCGGTCATGGTCGAGATGACGTTGCTACCGGATTCCTTGACCCGGTTCAGGCCCTGCACGACGGCGTCCACAGCGCGGACCGGGTCGTTGCCGAAGTCCTCCGCGAACTGGGCGGACGTGGTGCCGGCGATCTTGGCCAGATTGTCCAGGCCCTCGCCGCCGGTCATGACGTCGCCGTACATGCGCTGCATGACGCGGGACATCACGCCGCCGCCCAGCTGCGCCTCGATACCCACGGAGGCCATTGCATTTGCCATGGCCAGCAGGTCGGCCTCGGACGCGCCAACGAGCTTGGCTGCACCGGCGATGCGCTGGGCCATCATGACGATTTCTTTTTCCGTGCTGGCGCCGTTGTTGCCCAGGAGCACCAGTGCGGCACCGAACCGGGCGATCCCCTGAGATCCTTCGCGCTCCATGGTGCCCATGACGTTGCTGATCTGGGCGATCGCGGTCGCCGCTTCGTCGGCGGTGAGGTTGGTCGTTTCGGACAGATCGATCATGGTCCGCGTGAACCCGAGAACGTCCTCGCGTTTGACGCCCAGCTGGCCGGCCGCCTCGGCCACGCCGGCAATCTCGGCATGTGTTGCCGGGAGCTCGCGAGCCAGACCGCGTAGACCAGCCTCAAGCTCGGCCATCTGTTCCGGGGTGCCGTCAACGGTTTTGGTGACGCCCGCCCAAGCGGACTCCCAGTCCATGGCGGCCTTGCTGACGGCTCCGAGACCAGCGATAGTGACGGTGCCGAAGCCGACCATCGCCTGCCCGGCGGCGTCAACATCCTTGGCTTTGCGGGCCAGTGACTCCAGCCGGGTCTCTACGTTCTCTACCGCAGGGGCAGCCTCGCCTGCCGCCAGAGCGGTGAGGTAGACAGAATCAGAGAAGCTATCCAGTCCATGGGCCGCAGCCTGCGACGAGGAGAGCACCCGGCCCTGGGAATCGACCAGACGGCCGTCGGCTTGGTACTTTAGCCCGGCTTTGTCGGCGGCCATCTGCATGGCAGCGGCCTCGGCGGTGAGCTGGTTGGCCGTCCGCTTACTGGACTGCTCCTGCTTCTGGGAGGACTCCTCGTGCTTCCGCCCCGCCTCAGTGGCCTTGCTGCTCGCCCTGTCCTGCGCGTTGGCCAGCTGATCGGTGGACTGTTTCGCCTTGCCAAGATCGGTGACGTACTGACCGACCTGAGCCTGCAGTTTGACGACGACGGAACGCTCGGCCACTATGCCTCCAAGATGGAAAGTTCGGACGGCATGGCAGAATTGGCGCCATGACTAAACAGGGGGAAAAGGTCCAGCACCGGCGGGGACACAACGCGATCGTCACTGGGCTGGCCATGCTCGTCCTCGGCGGGGCCATGACGGCGGCGGGGACCATTGGCGGTGGATCAGGGCTGGCCGGTTTCAGCGCCCTCGTGGCGTTCGCCGGGTTCATCACGCTGATTGTTGGGATCGGGATCCGCCGTGAGAAGTGACGGCCGGTTCAGCACGACATTGAGCAGCTCACCGGGCTCCGGTTCGTAGGCCGAGTTACCCTGGCGTTCCTTCGACTCGCGGTCGATGACTGCTTGCCGCTGGCAGATGACCGTCTGCTCTGACAGCTCGAACCAGCCGTCGTTCTCCGGGTCTTGGCAGACCACCGAAGGCCAGCCACAGGAGCAAAGCCCACCCATGTAGAGGGTGTAGGCCAGCTCGAGGAGCCGGTCCTTGTGCTTGTCATTGAACCCGAGATAGGACGACGGCGGCCGGCCGGTGCGCGCACTGGTTTCGAGGGCTGCTACGACTCCGGGCCAGCGGCGGGTCCAGAGGGCTTGGGCAAAAAATCTGCGCTCACACGGGGTGCGGCGTTAGTTGCGGTCTCTTCCGCCCGGTACAGCTCAGCCATCTGCGCCTCACCGATCCGGGTGTAGAGGTCCTGCACCTGGCCAAGGGTCATGCGAACATCCGTACGCTCGGCCTGACCGGGCGCCTGCAACCCGATGATGGACGCCGTCACCAGGCGGAGGACGAACCCCTCGTCGCCTTCCTTGATGCCCTTCTGGGCGGCATCGTGCGCCTTTCGGACAGCCTTGCGCTCGGGCTTCGTCAGCGCCCGCAGGTAGACCGTGACACGGGATTCCGCGAACTCCTGCAGCAACGAGGTGTACTCCTCGGTGAGGCCCTCCGCGGCGGGCGCGTCTCCCAAGGACTCTTCGGCCTCGACGCCGGCTGCCGCCACGCGGTGCTCTTCCTCGATGCGTCGGCCAAGATAATTGATGCGTCCAACGAGGTCCCCGCGGGTGTAGACATCGGCGGATTCGACGGGCAGAGCGGCGTTGCCGAACCACGAGTTGAAATCGAAGTTCTTGGCTGCGTCAGAAATAGTCATGGGGTTTCAGGCTCCAAAGGTTGAGGGTGTTCAGGCTCTTGCTGGGTGGTGCGGTGCCCGCCCGGAGCCTGAATCACAGGCGGGCACCAGTAGGGGGTGGCAGCTACACGCCAGCCGCGGCAACCTTGCCGTTGAGCCATGCCGTCTGGACTTCCATCGGCACACGACGCTTGATGTAGCCGCCCATATCGGAGGGCTTCTGCGGGTTGTCGGTGGTTACCTCGTAGCCGTCCACCTCGTCGCCGGTGGCGAAGGGTTCCGTGGACTTCTTCGCGGACTGCCGCTCGTACAGGTAAAGGTTGGTGCCCTTTTCCTTGAGCAGCTCGAACACCGCATCCTCGACAGGGTCTGCCTGCTTGGTCGTGTCGTCGAAGTACCGGAACGGGGTCACCGAAGCGGTGTAGTTCGACGGACCGAGGGCGTTGGCGTTGCCCTCCTTGCACAGTTCTTTCTCCGCGATCTTGTCCGAGTCGGTGGGACCCAGGTTGTAGTCGCTGGAGAGGATCCGGCAGGAGATGTCCACGCCGGCGGTCAGCTCCGCGATGGTCGGCGCGTAAGGGTTCTTCGGGATGGTGGAGAGGGCGACGACTTTGATGCGGCCGTCTGCGAGAGACTTGGGCATTATGCCTCCTTGGTTTTCTCCGGCTTGGCCGGTTCCTTGATGGGTTTGGCCGGAGTGGCCGGCCCGCGGTCGGCGGGGGTCTGGGGTTCCGTGACGGGCACACCGGCGGCGGGCTGCATGGGCTCGGTGATCTGCTCGGTCCGGGCGCGGCTGGACGGCACCTCTTTGAGGTGCGGGTAGTGGTCTAGGTGAGCGCGGGGGACGGTGTGCGGCAGGATTTCGTTGGTGCGGGTGTCGCGCACGCGGATCCATTCGGCTGGCATGGGTGCCTCCTAGGTGGTTTCGAGCCGCCACGGGGCGGGCAGCATGAAGCGGGCCGGGGTTTCGGATGAGTCCCGGAGAGGGGTTTCCTGGCGGAACCCGTCAGGGTTTAGCAGGATGTGCGCGGTGCCGAGGGGCAGGTTTGTGAGGGTGCGGCGGACATCGTGGGCGACCCGGGCGCAGATGTCGGCGTCGGCAGCCACGGCCTTGGATTGGAAGTCCCAGCGCAGGCCCTGCAGGTCGACCAGGTTGGAGAGGTCCCGTTCCGGGATTTCGTCCCCGATCCCGCCGTGGAATACGACGTAGGGGAGGACGAACCCGGCAGCGTCCGTTGGGACTTTCGCGGGCACGTATCCGTCGTAGACCGTGACCCCGCGGAGCGTGCGGAGGGCTGCCAGGACGCCGGCGCGGTACAGGATTGGGTCAGCCATTCAGGCCCTCCTCCGCGATCTGGGCCAGGGCCTGGGCAAACGGTCCTTCGTTGCGGTCCGCGGCCGGACCCATGAACGGCTGGGCAGGGGCGCGGCTAGTGCCAAGTTCCAGGAAGACGCCGTAGTTAGCGGTGGGACCGATCTCCACGGAGAGGTCACCGGCGCGCCCGACGCTGCGAAGGTCGGAGTGCCCGATGGAAGCGCGGAGGTTTCCCGTGTCGACCGGGGCGAGCAGCTTGGCGTCCTTGACGACGTCCCGGGCCGTCTTGCGGACCACGGTCTGCGTGAGTAGACCGGTAGTTACCTGAGCGCGGGCGATGTCGGCGGCGAACCTGCGGACTTGCGAGTTCTCGAAGCCCACGGCGCGCCTCCTACGGGTTTTGCTGGGTGAGGTTGTCCACGCAGGTGAAGTCCCGGCCCCACGCGAGTTCGCCGAACTGTTCGCCGATGATCCGGAAGGACCGGCCCAGAACGTGGACGACGTCGCCCAGTTCGCCGGAACGGATGGGCGGCCCGCCGGCAGGTGCGCTGACGAGGTATTCGCGGGTTTGGGTGGGCTGGTCGGCCTGCTCACCGGTGGCTTCGCGTTTCAGCGCCTGCACACGGACCGTGGTAGACCAGATGGTTTCCGAGCCGTCCCAGCCATCGGGGAGCGGGTACGGGGCCGGGCCTCCGGAGACGCGTATGAACACGGCTTTCGCGGTCTGCGTGCCGTCCAGGGTGGGGCGGTGATGGTCAGCCCAGCCCGCGGGGATGACCGGGTAGCGGGGGAGCGGGCTCACAGCCGGTACTCCTCGCCCTCGAGGTGCCCGTACGGCTGGAAAGGGATGACGTCGAACCCGTCCACGGCCGCGGCGTCTTCGGCGGCGGCCCGGGCGCGCAGCTCGGTGGCCTGCTTCCGCAGTTCAATAGCAACGGCTGGCCCGTCGGTGGAGAGGTCCTGGGTGCGGATCTTCTTCGAGACCAGCACCTCGGACGTGGCGATCGCGTCCAGGGCATCGGCGGATGCCCGGAGGACGTTCTGGTCGTTCAGGTCGAGGTAGCCGCGCAGGTGCTCGTCGGTGAGCAGGAACGCGGCCTCATCGAGGTCAGCGATGCGGAGGCGGACCCGGCCCAGATCAGAGGTGAAGTCGATGGCCATGGGTGCCTCCGCTATCGCTATGAAAGTTTGGGGGTGGCCCCCGCGCTGGGATTGATTAGCCCTATTCGTCAGCGCGGGGACCGGTTGGAGCTAGGCTCCGTTGGACGCCCAGACGCCGGGAGTGAACCCGGGGTCGATGCCGTAGACGTCGCGGCCACGGAACCAGATGGTGTCGTCGTTGAAAGAGCCGTCCTCAACGGACACTGCGCCGCCGCCGACGCGCTGGCCCTGGTCGGACTTGACCCGGATGTCGACCGTTTCCTCACCCGAGAGCAGGGTGCGGATGATGGACGGGAGGTCCGAGGACTTGCCCTGCACGAGCGCCCAGGCGGTGGCCTGCGCGGTGCCGAGACGCTTGCCAGCAGTGCGGGATTCCAGCGGGGTGACCACGTTGGTGAACGGGTTCTGGATGCGGGTCTTGGTAACCTTCTGGCCACTGGTGACCTGCATTTCCAGTTCGGTGGCCTTGAGCACGCGATTCACTTCGCCGCGCAGCGCCGGCCCGTGCACCAGCACGAGGTCGGAAGTGTCCACCAGCTCATCCCGGTGGTTCTCGCGCTGGGCGAGTTCCTTGAGCGCGGCGTCCAGTGCCTCCGGGGAGAACGGCACGGAGGCCACGGAGCCGAAGAACTTCGTGCTCCAGCCGCCATTGCCGACCAGGAGGTCCGCGACGGCGTTGTTCTGGCCCTTGATGGACCCGTTGCCGAGCATCTTGGGGAAGTTCGCCAGCTCCGAGAAGCGCCGGCTGCGGCGCAGCTCCCACGTCAGCCCGTAGGACTTACCGTGCTTGGCCGCCTTGTGCTTCAACTCGGTCTCGTTGAGCGAGCCGCCCTTGTACTCTTCGCCCTGGGCTACGGGCTCGAAGGCGTCGCCGGACCAGAGGTCAACGAGCTTGTGCTCATCGAACGTGTCGACGGTGACGTCCACGAGCAGCGGCTCGAACTCCTTGACGGCGTCCTGCTGTGCCTTGATGGCCTGCTTGGCGAACGCGTCACCCAGCAGGACGGGGAAGTCGCTCGTGCTGAACGCTTCTAGGAGCTTGGCCTGGGTGAAGTGATCGGCGCCGGACTTGCCCTTGGCGAAGAGCTTGGCGGCTTCGTACACGCGCTCGTCCCGGGTGGGCGCGGCGCGGAAACCTTCTTTTGCGAGGATGTCCATGTGTTTGTCTCCTTACGCGCCGACGGCGGTCTGAGTGGTGTAGCCGATCGGGGCTACTTCGAGGGGGCCCGTCGCGGCGGCCTTGGTTCCCAGGGCGACGCCGAACAGGTAGTTGCCGGTGCCGGTCGCGCTGAGCGTGCCGTCGGACTTGATGAAGACCGGAAGGCCGACCGATGCGACGGCGCCGGCGACCTGCAGGTCATAGGAACCGTCCAGCCATACGGTGACCGGCTGGCCGGACTTCGCGTCGATCTGGGCGACGCCGCAGATGTTGTTGACGCGGACCGGGTCGCCGGACTTCACATCGCGGGGTGCCGGCACGCTGATGTGCTGGGCGTTGGTGTAGCGCTGGTTCTTCGCCATGGTTACTTGGCCTCTCCGTCGAGCGCGCCGAGGATGTCGGCGTCGGTGATGGTCTTGGACTCGGTGACGGCGGTCGTGTCTCCGACGCCGCGGACGGTGCCTTCGCCGTGGGCTGCACGCCATTCGGCTGCGGACTCGGTTGCTTCGGCCTTCAGGGCTTCGGCGTCCAGGGTGCCGTCTTCCTTGACCGTGTAGGACTCGGCCAGGCGGGTGATGGTGCGGGGCGCGTCGATGCCATCGAACGCTTCGGCGACGATCTTGGCGGCCTCGGCCTTCAGTGCGCTTTCGCGCAGCTTCCGGTTCTCGGCTTCCAGCGCGGCGGCCCGGCTGGCATCTGCACGGAGGGCCGAGAGCTCGGACTCCTCGATGTTGGTAGTAGCCACGGTGGGCTCCTTCCTGTTTTCGGTAACCCCAGCCGGGTTCGACGGGGAATCAGCGGGGGCCGACTCAGCGGCCGGGGCGACGGGCACGAACCGGGTTTCGATACGGACTTCGACGGGGTCGCCGGTGAGCGTGACGGTGTTCCCGGCGAGCGTGTAGCCCTGCTGGTAGATGTGCTCGGCGTCGTCCTCGCCGTAGGTCGCGTACCAGACGATGGAGTCGTCGAAGTCGCGGACCCAGGCGTACCGGCCGCTGCCGGCGTCCTTCACTGCGGCGTTGAGGTACTCGCGGGTGTCGTTCGCGGTAGCTTCAATGACTCGGCGGGCTGACTCCAGGACTTCGGCGATCTTCCCGCCGCGGCCGGCCTTGGTAACAAAGTCGACGGACTCGGCGTGCAGCAGACGGGTGATGGTCCGCTTCCCGTCCTTCTCGTCCATCTGGGCGGAGGCACGGATGCTGACCCCGATGTCTTCGGCCATCTCGGCAATGGCCTCCCGCCAGTGCGGGAACACCTTGGCCTCGGCGTAGAGCGCTTCCTCGGCGGCGTCGTAAACGGCGTCCGAGGTCAGGACCGCGGCGAGGTCCTTGATGGTCCGCTCCGGACGGTCGTAGGACTCCTGGGCGCCGGGGTGGTCGGCGTACATATGCGTGCCAGCAGAGAAGACCTTGTCCTTCGCGGCGGCCTTGATCGTCTCCGTCGGGTAGGTGCCGGAGGACCCCTCGCCGGCGTCGATGATCTTGATCCGGATCCGGCCAGGACCGGACTTCGTGGCGTTCAGGGCCACGGATTCGGTGATGAGCTTCGGCAAGGGGTGCCTCCTGTTGGGCGTCAAATGGCAAGCGATACGAGGTGGCTAGGCTGTGAGTGTGGGCATGGATGATGCGAACGTCGGCGGCCGGCCAGGGGAGTGCCCGGGTCACGCCTGGGTGCTGCACGGGCTGCAGTTCGACCTGAGCGGCGCCCGCATGTCCCGGCAGTGCCGGTGGTGCGGAGCTTTGAGCTATACGCCGTCCAAGCAGGACTAACCGGCCAGCGCTCGCAGGTCCCGGACCGGGGTTACGTGCATGGCATCGCGCCACCCGTCGGTGCTGACCTTCGTGGACAGGTCGTCCCAGCCGATGGTGCCGCTGTTGAGCAGTTCGAGCCGGTCTCGGCCCATGATCCGCGCCTGGGTGTCTGCGGTGAGGCCGTCGAACCATTCCCTTGAATCCGGCAGCAGGTCGTCGGGTTCGTCGAGATTGAAGCCGAGTTCCCGCCAGGACTTCGTTTTGGGGATCCGGTCACACCGTCCCTGATGGTGGTCGATCGGACCCTCTTCGTCCACGGGGTGGAGCTTGCCGTGCTGGGCGAGGCAGGACGGGCAGGTGCGGGCATCCAGGGATGCTCCCCATAGCCAGCCGGCCATCAGATCGGTGTTGGCTTCGTCGGCAGCTTTCGTTGCTGCGCGGTGCGCGTCCAGCATCTCCGTGCGGGCTATGGTCATGGCCCGGGTGAGCCCGCCGTTGAAGCCCTTCTCAGCCTGCCTGACCATGTTCCGGGCAACCTTGCGAGGGTTGTCCCCGATAGCGATGCCCCGGATGAGGTTCCGCTTCATCATGGCCACAGCATCATCGGAGAGGGGCAGCAGCCCGGTCGTGATGTTCTGGGCCGTGCGTGCAACGATGGCATCCATCGCCGAGTCGGAGACCCGCGTCCAGGTTGGCATGACGCTCACCCGATGATCCGTAGGCATCTGCGAGACCGCGACGTCGATCTGGGACTGGGCTGCAGCCAGCGCGGTACGCATGACCTCGGCTTTCGCGGTCACATCAGCCATTTGTGCGAGTTCGTCGAGTCGGTCAGCTGCGAGGCTGAGGGCCTTCCGGAGCCGGATGTTCTTCGCTGCCTGGGAGCCGGTGACGCGCCCGTTCTTCGCGGACGTCATCAGCTCGGTCAGCGCGGCGTCGAACTCCGCGGCCAGCTCATCCCAGGCCATGGCCCACGCACTGATTAGTGCAAGGTCAAGGTCAGCGAGGATCTGATCCAGGTCGGTGCGGCGCCCGGACAGGAGGGCGAGGGTCTGGCTCGTTATCGCCATCCGTGTCCTCCAGATCCTCGATGAGTTCAAACTCGGCCTCGACCAGTCGGCCGAGCTTCCCGAACTGGGTGACCCTCATGCGGCTTGCTCGTCCGCCCGCTGCCTGATCCGTTCCAGCGCGAACGCATTGACTTGGTCAGGGTGCAGCCCGGACAACTGGCAGTAGTAGTCAGCTATCCGGACAGCGCCGGGCCGGTGAGCGTTCTTCATTGCGTACGCAATGAAGAACAGCTCGCAGGCAACAGCAAGGGATGACTGCAGGGGCGGCAGATAATCGCCAATGTCAGCCCGCGCTTCCGGGAGTAAGGATGCCACAGCGTTCTGTACGCGTCTGAGGTCGCTCATCGGATGGCCTCCTTGTTCTCACCGCGCCGGAACGCCTTCACGGCTGTGTCGCCGGCGCTGGCGTCGGGGTCTACCCAGTTGCCGTCGTCGTCGGTCACGTCCGCGAGGATTTCGTCGACGTCTCGCACGCCGAGGGCACGGAGCATGAGCCGCAGGGTTACGAGCGGCGGCATCTTGCCGGTGCCGTCCGCTTCCACGATCGCTTTCATGATCGTTTCGACGGGCAGCTCGTTGATGTCCGGCCACGCAATGTCCAGGGTCCGGTCAGTGTTCCCGGCCAGCTGGACGGTGAGCGTGTTCTGCTCCCGGGTGACGGTGCCCTTGAGTGGGCCACGCGGTGCGATGACTGCTTGGTCGATGACGTATCCGAGGATTGCGCGGAACGCTTCGGTCCACAGTTCCTGCCGGCCCTTGAACTCCAGCCGGGTGGGCTGGTTCAGGGTCTCTGCAACGGCGCGGGCGCCGGTCTGGCCTGGGTCAGCCATGAGCGTTGTGACGGGGATGCCGAGGCCGGCGGCGACTTGTGTGGCGACGGGCCGCCCGGATTCGGAGTCGATGGTGGCCCCGGTCTTCGGGACAGCCTCGATCTTCTGATCCCCGGTCGTGGCCACACTGGAGCCAGCCGGCATCTGCTGCAGCGCGGCACGGGTCCGCTGGGACATGGGGGTCTTGGACTTCGACATCTGGAACGCGATCCGCGACAGGGCCTTGACGAGCAGGACCCAGTCCTCAAGGAACTCCTTGTACGCCCGTGCCCAGGGGAGGGATGCATAGGCGTCGCCGATGCCGAACTTCCAGCCGTCAAGGCCGTTGTCCTGCAGGTGGTAGACGGGGGAGTCCCACATGATCGGGTAGCTGTTCTGCCCGTCCGTCCATGACTTGGTGCGGGTATTGGGCCGCCACCGGATGTCCGGGTAGTAGGCCGTATGCGGGGAGCCGTTCTCTTCCCAGTCCCGCCGGTAGAACATGGTGGTCATCCGGTCCCCGGGTACGGTGACCTTGTCCGCGATCTCATCGAACGGGAGGGTGCGGGGGATGACCTTGCCGGTGAGCGGGTTCGTGAACAGGGCAATGAACACGTTGCCGTCGGTGCCGATCGCGGTTTCCAGCCGGAGTTTCGCCTGGTGCCCGGTCAGCGCGGCACGGGACGCGTCGTCGTCGAGGAAGTCCTGCACGACGACGTTCACGTCCTGCTGGCCCTCAGTGCCGTCGGAGCGGGCGGTGATGCCAACACCCTGCCCATGGACGTATGACGCCCGGATGGCGAGGCCCCGCTTGATGAGCGGGTTAGCGATCGCCATCATGCGGGAGAGTTCCGCGGCGCGCTTCAGGCCTTCACGGCTGAACTCGTTCGAATACTGGCCGAGCAGTTTCTCCCAGCCCATGTCCTCCATGGCCAGCTGCATCTGCACCATGGATTCCTGCAGCTTCTCCGCACGGTACTCCGCCGTAGCGAGTGCACCCTCGGTGACGGTGTTGGCGGATTCCTGGAGTCCGAAGAACTGGGCGAGCTTACCCATGCGGGCCTCCTAGGATCGGGTTAGACGGGGGAGATGCTCCACCCGTGCGTGTTTTGGAAGTCGTACTCATCCGGCTCGGTGACGTCGTCCCTGGGGCTGGGGATCGGCAGGAGCAGGAGCCGGTTCACGGCTTGGGACAGGGCGTCGATGGTGTCGTCGTGGGCGCTGTTGGGGAAGTTCTTCGCTTCCTCGATCAGCTCGTCCACGTTCGGCAGCAGCTCCGCCTCGGGCAGGACCACGTTCCAGGATTCGGCCAGCGGGGACACCGCCGATGCGCGGGCGTACTTCGACCCCTCCGGCTCGATGGGGATTAGCCCGATCACGGTCTTGCCGAGGGCGTTCATGACTGCCGGCCCGTTGGCCTTGTCTTCGACGAACTTGGCCACGGCTTGTGGCCACTTCGCGGACATGTCCTTGATGGCCTGACAGGTGGCGGTGAAGTTCAGGCGTGCCCGGACCTGGTCGAGCAGGTATGCGTGGACGCCGACCCGCAGCCACACCTGCCCGACCACGTAGTCCGAAGACTTGGTGTCCTTGAACGCGAGGTCCCAGGACTGCACCAGCTCGTGATCGTCACGGCCTATGCCGGGGACGGTGCGGGTGCCGTCCGGGTTCTCCTGCCAGAGCGGGGAGCTGTAGCGCGCCCACTCGGCAGGGAACACGCCACCCTCATCGGGGGATGGCCGGCCTTGGTAGAGACTGGCCCACGTACGGGCGCCGGAAGCGATCTTCCGTTTCACCCACTGGAGGCGGGTTCGCCGGCGGGCGGATTCCATGAACTCGCCCGGCTGCCGGCCAAGCGGGTCCGTTTCGCCTTTCTCGGGGCGGTGGTCCGCTTCGGCGGGAATGTTGATGACCTTCCAGTCCTTCCCGTCCTCGGCTGCGAGGAGGCAGCCTGCGAGGTCGTCCGCGTGCCAGCGGGTCAGGATCAGGATCACGGGTGCCCCGGGTGCGAGGCGGGTGAGCGCGGTGTCTGTCCACCAGTCCCAGGCGCGCTCGCGGTAGACGTCGGAGTCGGCCTGTTCGCGGTCCTTGATGGGGTCGTCGATGATGAGCAGGTCCACGGGCCGGCCGGTGAGGGCACCGCCGATACCAGCGGTGTAAACGCCGCCTTCGTGGCCTTCAAGCGACCATTCGTGCTGCGCGGCAAGATCGGGGCGGACACTGAGCCCGAGTTCTTTGCCGTGGGTGGTGATGTCGTCACGGATAGCGCGACCCCACCGGCGGGCAACATTCGACTCATACGACGCGATGGCGATACGCAGGTCATTGTTCTGGGTGAGGCACCAGAGCGGGAAGCGGCGGGACGCCCGCTGCGACTTCCCCTCCTGCGGCGGCATGCTGATGATCAGCCGGGAATCCGGGGTGTTGAACGCTTCAACCAGGGCCGCGTCGATCAGGTCCAGCGCCGGCGTCTGCACGGTCTTGTGATCCAGGGCGGCAGCCATGTCGCCGGGGGTGGCCCACTTCGGCGGCGCCGGCGGCTCGAACATGCGGGCCGCGGCTTCCCACATGGTCAAGCTCACTGGTTCCTCCTGGCTCGGATATACTTCCTGCAGCGATACCTTCGCGGCGCCTATGGCAATGCGTTAGTTGCGGACAACAGATGCCGGCTAGCAGGGCACTCATGTTCAAAGGCTGTTGAGCGGGTCACCGACGGGTGGCCCGCTTTCCTTTTGCCCTGAAGTCAGAGGTTCGCTTCGATGTAGGCGTGACCGTCGGGCGTTGTCGTGACGCCCTTCGCCGGATTAGCGCAGTCGCAGCCTTCGACCCAGACAGGTGCCGACTGGTCAGGCAGGGCAGAAAGCGCCTTGATCAGCTCTTCAACCGTCATGGAATCCTCGGAAGTTGTTGACGGCTACTGGCTCGCCCCGCTGGAGTGTGGGTGGGTCGGGGGTTTTCGCCGTCAAGTTTGTTGGGTGCTGGCGCGCAGGTCGCGTTCATGGCAAGGGGCAGAAAGACCCACGGTCGGGGACCCTCGAACGGCCTTCACCGGAAGCGGTGCGCTTCGTGGGTCGGCGTTGACGCGCCAGCGCCAAGAATGGGGGAGGCCCCGCGGTCATGGGGAATTGGCGGGGCCTCGTGCGTGTGGGGGCCGGTCTCAGGAGCCACCACTCGCACTATGCCTACAGGCTACGTTGCAGTTTTCAGACTGTCAAGCACTGCTTGCTGATACGCCAACTATTAGGCGGCGAGCTGCGAACGCTTGTAGCCAGCGGCCTTCGTTGCGGCCCATAGGTCCCGCACATCGGCGATGAGGTAGACGGACCTGCCGTCCCGTGTGCCCGTGGCTACGAGCTTGCCTCGGTTCGCCCAAGATCGGATGGTGGCTTGGGGGAGTGCCTCGCGGGTGACGGGGTCGGAGAGCATGCGGCTGATCTCTGCCGCGGTGCCGTGCTGCAGCTCGGCTGCGGCAAGTGCGCGTTCCCGCCAGTCACTCACGTCCCATTCCTGGCCGCAGGCTCGGCAGTGAGCGTATGGCCTGCCGGTGAGCGCGTACAACGGCTGTCCGCACTCGAAGCCTGCCTCATCCAGGGTGGGGCACATGCCGGCGAATACCCGCTGCCCGGCCCGGTCGGTGGCGCGGGCGCAAGCGTTCAGGGCGTCGCGGAGTTCGGTGAACAGGTCGCCCGCCCAGGCTTGCCGGCGGATGAGGTTCAGCTGGGAGACAAGCCACCCGGCGACGGCGGGTGCTTCACCGGCGGGAATGAGTGTGGGGAGGTGGCTGGCCCAGCCGGCGAGGATCACGGACAGGGTTTGCGCCTGGTCTAGGGCGTCGAGGTTGGCGGGCTCCGCAGGCGATGTACTGCCGCCGAGTCCGCCAACACTGCCAGCTCCGACGTCGAGCTTGCACGCACTGGTGCGGATGCTCGACCATGTGCCGGGCACTTCCCGGAGTGCTGCCTCGAGCTGCTCGGTGTGCCGGTGGCAGAGGGTGATGCCGGCGGGGAGGGGTGCTGTGCAGGTGGGGTGGGTGCATCTGCTCCCGTGGGCACTGTCCGCTACCTGGATGATGGTGCCCTTGATTCGCTGCCCGCTCATGCTCCACCTCGTATACCCGCCAACACTTCCCAGTCTACCAACTGACAGTAGGCATTTTGGGCATTATTCAGCGGCGAGTGCACGCAATTGTTGGGGCACCACGGTCTGCACCAGCTTCCACTGCTTCGCCGACAAGTCCAGGGCTTCGAGGATCCCGCGGATCACCCTGGCCACCAGCTCACCCTGGGACTCTGCCAGGCGGACCTTGCGTTCCTCGATGCCCGCTTTGAGCGCCGCGGTGGTGACCTTGACCAGGTGCTCCCGCTCGCGGAGGTACAGCTGGTACCAGACGGACGGTTCGGCCTTCATGGTGGTCTTGTCGATCGGCCCCTCCGGGCCGATGCCTTCCTCGTGGGAGACCTTGCCCCACGCCAACGAGTCCGCGTCCAGCTCGGCGACCTTCCCGCGCAACCACTGCACATGCGCGTAGGTCACACTGATCTCCTCCAGCAGGGCCTTGCCTGGGTCGATATCGGCGTACTTCTCCGTGATCCCCAGCATCCGTACAGCCCGGTCAGCTTGTTCCGCCGCCTTCCGCTCGGCCAGCCGACGCTCCGCCGCCTTCTTCGCCTGCGGCGACTTCCCGCCGTGCCGTCCGCAACGCTTCTGACCCTTCATCGGCGAGGCAGCGCACGGGTTGCCGTCACGCTTACGGGCACCGCATATTGACGCGTTTTTCTTCACCATTCTCCTCCCACGTATCTGAGCTCACCAGGCGGCCGGGCGTGTATAGGTACATAAACTATCGCCGCTTCCGGATCGAGCCTCATTTCTTCCGCGGATCCGCTGAATTCACAGTTCATAAAGCCGACCTTCGGGGGTGTGGAATTCCGTGAGGTCACCCTGACAACGTCAGGGGATTCGAAAGTGCAGCCGCTGAATCGAATCGATGAAGGGTTCCCAACGAAGGTTATCGTCACATCTCCGGATATGAATCGGCAATCCATAAACTCCAGGTACATTGCTTGGCCCATGAAGGGAGTCACATAAATACTCCCTCCGTCGAAATCACAGTCGGCAAAGGTGATACCCACCTCGCTCTCTTGCAGTGCGGGCGTTATCTCCAGTTTCCCGCCCTCGAACTCTGCCTCGAGAAACCAGGGATTGGTGAAGTCGCCCTGGAGGGCCATAACGCCACTCTGCAGTTGGAGCCCCTTGATCATTCCAGTCTCGTGCCAGGAGCAGTCACGCAAAATCAGTTGACCGCCCCGAACGGCCGCGTCGAGTAGCTCGAACCCCAAGTCAGCCCGCTGAAGTGTCATGGCGCTTCCGCTCCAGCTCCGGTCTGTGCCGGAAAGATCCTTTCTGATCCGTGACGCAACGATTGACACTGCCTCTGCCGCTGCGCTGGATCCAGGCTCCTCGGATGCTGAGTCCTTGATGAACGAACAAAGAAGGGCGATGCACACCTGCTGCTCGTCGAAATTACCAAGGGCTGCCCAGTCATCGGATAGGGAGGCCAGAGAATGCAAGCCGGCCAGCTGCACAGCGCTTCTGTCACTTCCCAGCTGCTCAGCAGAACGGGCGTAGCGGTTCCGCAGTTCGCCGACCTTCTCAAGATCATGTTTATCCAAGCTCAGATTCAAGGTGTCCTGTGCCACCCGCTGAGCTTCAGCTGCTGTGTTCTGTGCCTCTTGCGCGAGTCTTTGGGCGTTCTCCGCCGTCTGCTGCTTCCGGTAGGAGAAGAAGATAGTCACCCCTACGACGAGGGCGCCAGCTAAGGTGACTGCGTTCCGCGTGATCGAGAAATAAACCTCCTGGTCCAATTGGGATAGCCAGAATTTTTTTCTTCCGGCGGCCTGCCATGCGAAGAACCAGAAGCAGGATCCGATGATAGCCAGGGAGAAACCAATGCCGGATAAAAATACGTTGCGCAGCTTCATCGGCTTCCGCTCTTTGGATTTCCTCACGCCGAGACTCTATCGTACGTGTCGCCCATCATTCGCATGCAACCGCGCCTTCTTTCCCTTGTGAATTAATGACGGCCGTCGGCCGTGACGGTGGTGGTATCGCCGAATCTTTCGGTAGAAGGCGCGCTCTGCATGCCGTTCCTGCCGCAGCTCTTTGGCAGCCTGGGAGATGTCTTGGGTGAGTGTCATGGTTGGCCCCTTCCGGCAGGATCAGCTTCGCGTCCATCTGCCTGTCGGCGGAACCTGAGTTGCTCCGGCCGTGGACGCCGACCGGCCGCCCGTGGGCCTGTGCAGGACCGGTCATGATGGTGGGGCTCCGGTGCACTTCCTGGCCCCACATATGCTGGTCTGCGTCATCGTCTGGTTTTTCTTTGGGGGAACGCGTGGAAGTGGATATGCAGGAGTTCGTGGGGAGCGAGATCTTTTGGGGAGCGCTGGCCGTCATCGTCGCGTTGGCCGGGTCCGTGGGCTCTGCGCTGGCATTCGGAATCACCGCGTGGCTCCGGCATCGAGAACGGCCGAGTGCGGATTGGGCTGTCGAAATGAATGGCTCTGCCTATTGGGAAGGCTCGCCTGCACGCAGCGGGTACATGCTCAACGGGCACATTTCCAACGCTGGTGACGGAGAAGCGTTTCGGGTTCGCTTGGAAGCACGTGGGTGCGAAGTCGATCTTTTTACACCATCGTCTGGGGGGAGGGTCGCTCTCGTATCTCCGGGAGAGCAAGTGCACTTCCGGATCATGGCTCGACTGGATGCTTGGGCGACCGCAAATGTGGAAGTGGTTTGGATCGAACCGCCCACCCGTCTCCAAAGGGAATCTCGTGTGCCGTTGCACCCGCGACTTCATATGGAACGCCCGGAAGTGACCGAAGACGTGACGAACCCAGAGACTGGCGTTGTAAGCCAGGTCGTCATAGATCCAGCGACCTACGCGTAGAAGCTTGCAACCTCTCAACGCGCTCATGTCATTTTCTCCGGTTCTGGGTGGTCTGGGCAGTCGTCCCGTAGCGGGTGTGGTGCCAGACTGGTTTGGGGTCTCAGAGCCGTGGCTCGGAGAACCAGTCGCAGGTGCAGTCCGGTGTGCGGGTGGGCGCCGGCACAGGTGGGAGAAGGCGGGCGTAAGCGGCTTGCCAGTCCCGCTCCTGGGCGCGCTCGATGCGACGGATGGCCTCGCGTGCGTTACTCATGGGAGCCCAAAACTGTCGGGTCTTCAGGCACTATTGGATCCGGAAACTTGCTGGCTTCAAACACAGTGTTGAACCATGCCAGAGCCTTCACCAGGCTCATATCCAGTGGAAGTCCCTCAACAAAGGCCTCATATGCAGGCCGCTTGTCTGGCTGCTGATCGTAGCGAGTGCCGATTATCTCCGCAGCCTCCATCCAGCGATTCGATGGGCTGATGTAAATGACCCCATCACCACCGGGTGGGACCAGGAAGTCTCTCTTCGCGCCACCGGCTGCGGTCACGAGGATCTCGTGGGCATGACGGTTACGAAGCCAGGACATCCCGTTGACTATGCATCCGTCCGGGTCAGCATCACGCGCTTCGGTATATATGCGGTTGAGGTGTTTCTTGAGGGCATCGTCCAGTGCAATTGCCCACCAAACGCCTTCGACGGCGCCAGTCCAGGAATCGAAAGCGTCCCGGTGTCCAGCACGGCTGATACATGCGGCGAGGGCGGACTTGCTCCAGTGCATTGCTTGGAGCTGGTCAGGGTCAGGAATTCGAGGAGCTTTCTTGATCCCTTCCCAATAGGGAGCGGCCTGGTGATCCATACTGCGGGCCCGGATGCTGGCGGTCGGTGCTGGCCGGCGCTGCTGGCGCGGGGTTTCGGAGTGCTCTGTCATTTGCGCATCGTATAGGTTTGGTCCTCGGGGCCGGGCGGTGTCCATCCGTCGGCGACCAGGGCCGCAGCGGCATCCTGGGTGACGGCGCACCCGTCCGCGAGCCGCGGGGACACCATGACGGTGACAAGCGCACCCATCAGGGTGCCTCCCGTAGACTCAAGCCCATGTTTCGGGGAATTGTCTTGGGGGAACTTTGGGGAGTAGACGAAGGCGTCTGGGTCCAGCTCTGGTCAGGATTTCTGGGCGCCGCCATGTCAGCAGGTGTTGCGGCTTGGGTTGCAGTGTCCGTGCTGAAGCGATCGAACAAGCACCAGAAAGCCTTGGCGGATAGGCAACGGGAGATGTCGGCTATGGCTGACCTGCTTGCGGCAGCCAGCCGGTTTGAGTACACGCCGTTCGATGCCACACACACAGTCATCCTGGAACAGGATGCGGGTTTTCGGGCTGCGGTATACCGGTGGGGTCTAGAAACGCAAGAGATGACGTTCCTCGGAGAGCTGGACCGCGCCTCGCATGTTCTCACAGCTGGAAGCCTCGCCGCGATTGACAAATCCTCGAACGCCTCTGATCGGGGGCTGTGCATATCAACGGTGCAGGAGATGGTATCTGCCCTCACAGAATTCGGACTTGCTTGGTACGCACCCGACAAAGGTGACCGCGAGCGATCGGGACGCAGGCTGACCGCGACAATCAACAGACTGCGCAAGCGGCTCGCGGCCGTATTGGATGACGGGCCCCTTGCTACAGATACCCCAGCGCTGTAGCCGCGGCTCATTCATCCGCCTTCCGGTCGTGGATGGCTTGGACGAGGGCGTGGCCTTCGGGGTCCGCGGCGTAGGTCTCGACCGCGTGGGCGGCGAGCCACTGTTCCTCGGTGATGGTCTTGCATGTTCCGTCGCATTCCTGCATGGCGCCCGTCCAGCGGGAGCACCATTCGCACAGCTGCGGTTCGGGCTGACGAGGCGGGGCGGGCTCCCAGCAGGCACCATCGCACCCGGCGCACGCAGGGCCGGCGATGTAGGGGCAGCCGTTCATGCGTCCCCCTTGATGGAGTGTGCCCGCTGCCGGAGCCAGACGCTGGCTTTGTCCGCGCCAAGCAGGCTTTCGATGGGCATCTCGTCGGCGGCGGCCAGGAGTGCTTCCTGCACGTTCCCGTACCCGGCCTTGGTGAGTTCCTCGGCGACGTGGGCGGCGTGTAGGTCGTCCCGGTCGTTCGGCTCACCGAGCGTCTCGAGGTAGAGCCGCGCCCCGCAGTCGCAGACCGCCACGTCGGTGTAGCCGTACGTGGGGTGGTCCTCGATCTCGGGGCCCGCGTAGGCGTGCGCCGCGATCACGTCCGCCATTCCGGCGCTCACGCGGCAGCCTCGGCAGGGTCAGTGACGAACCACCATTCGATCCATTCCTCGCAGAACGAATACTCGATGGTCCCTTCCTGGCGAAGGACGTCGGGGAGGCCGTTGTCCCGCATATCGGTGGCGTCTTCGCCGGCGTATACGGCGGCATCATTGTCGAACCAGCCGTGCAGCCAGCATTCGTCCTGCTGCACGGGTTCGTGGCCGGGGCCGTAGTCCTTGGCATGGTGCTCGTTCCAGCTTTCACAGTCGCACGCCGGGTAGATGCGGCAGGCTGCAGATGCGCTGCCCAGGCATTCGAAGTGCGGAACGGTTGTGCGGTTCGGGCCTTCCTTGAGGGAGACCTTGTGGGTGTTGCTAGTCTTGGTCATACCGAATCTCCTTGCTTGTTATTCGGTCACGGCCCCGGAGTGTTCGAACCACTCGCGGGGCCTTTGCGTTTCCGTTTAGTCTACCTTGTGATGCTTGGTAAATCACCTAGCACTGCTTGGCATTTCGGTGATGGTGATGACCAGTTCTTTCGGTGCCCCGGGCCGGTAGATGATGGCCGGCATGGGCTTCTCCATGAACTCGGGGGTGTCATCCGGAACGATCCGGTGGTCCCACGCCTTCGTGCCCGCCAGAGCGTCACACAACGGTTTGAGAGTCCAGGCGGCATTGTCCTCGTCGCGCTTGGTCTTTCCGGGAGGTACCCACATGCACGTGACTCCTATTGTGCTCGCAGGCTAGCGCGGTCAAGGGAAGGTTAGTCCACTCGGGGCGGCTGCAGCTGCGCCTCTGCTACGCCGCAACTTTGGTGACTACGACGAACCCTGCATACAGCATAAAGATCACAGCAGAGAGCCGGATTGCGACGTCGCCCCACACGCAGAATTGGTAAAAGCGCTTCCTTTTTTTGCTGAGGGCTTGGATTCGCTGAATATGATTGCTGTGCGTGTTGCTTCGTATAGCGATATGGCAGAAGAGGTCAAAAAGCAGGGAGCGCGTAGTGAGGCCGCGCACAAAGTTGAGTCCGTCGTCTGCTGCATCCTTGGTGCCGTCACCACCGTCACCGGAGGGTGTCGACTCTACGGGTTTCAGAATGGTGCCGTTCAGGATGGCCTGTACTTCTGCCCCGCTCGCATTCCCTCGTGGTGAGGGGGTGTCCTCATTGGTCATGCGGGGAAGAAGCTCTTCCTGTACCGGAGGGAGCCAAGAGCGACACCAAACTCGTTAGCCATGGCAAGGTCCGACATGCCCTTCTCCATCATGGACACGAGCTTCTGCCTTGGCATCAAAAGAGCACCAGCAAAGTGGTCGGCGAAGATCTCGTCCTCTGGTTTCTCCCAGGGTGCGACTGACTCGTCGGAGCGGCGATCTACGTAATTGGAGGGCGCATCGAGGCTGCCGCTACGTTCCACGTAGTGTCCAATTTCGTGAGCACACGTAAACCTGTATCGGTTCCGGGGTTGGTCTTCGTCCAGATAGATGGAGGCGCCGGATGGGTCGCCCATGATCATGCCGATGACATCGTTGCCTAGCTGAGCGTTGAATACTTCCGCGCCCAGCCTGCGGGCTATTACTACTGGGTCAATCGGAAGGTCGTCGTCTGACCAGTACTCTTCAAGCACAGCCTCGGCTAGGTCTTCAGCAGACTGCCGCAGCGCCGGATGACTATTCGTTGTCAACGTTCTGCTCATTAGGTCTCCCCCTTCCGTCTCTCAATTATGCATGACTTGATGCACGCAAAGTCTGTGTGTACCTATAGCGGCCGTGTCGCGTCAATTTACTCAGGGATCGCGTGGTTGTGATCATGAGGGTTCGATGGTGATGACCAATGCAGCCGGACCGATTCCACCATGCCGCAGGTCTGGTCCGTCCACGTGGAGCCAGTCATCATCCGCGAGTAAGCCGGCCTCCACTATGCCGTCCACGCAGGCTTTCGCGGTGGGGTAGAGGTTGCCCGGATCATAGCGGCCGCGGCGGGTTTTCCAGACACGGGCGACTATTCGGACCTTGCCCACTGCCTGGTCGGTCTCCGGTACTGCAACGCGTGCCGCTTCGCGCCACAGTGCAGTCAGCTTCGCCACCTGCATCCGGTGCATCCGTTGGTTCGAATTTATCCAACCCGCCGGTGCCGGAATGGTCAGGGTGATTGGGTCTCCCATACGGGTCCTGCTTTCGTGTGAGTTTGGTGGGTTTGGTATGTTCCCAAGAGCCGCTGTCCGCCTCTGTGCGGGGTCGGTTTGGACTGGGACGGGGAATCACCCCAGTCGGGGTGTTGTCGCTTCGCAGTGGGCGTTCTGGCAAGTGTGGCTGGGTGTTGCGGGCATGGCTTTGTGGGTGGGGTTCATGGGGTGGCCTCCTGGGTGGTGTTGGTCGCCCCTACGGGGTGGGTCGGTGTGATGTGCTCGGGCAGGACATGGACGGGGTTGCGGTGTAGGTCATAGGCCACGAGGTATGCAGTGAAACTTTCGGTCGGCGTATAGCTGTTCCCTGCCCCCTCGCCGAGCCAGATCACAGCGCCATTGGAGAGGGTGCGCTTGCCTACGATCATGCCTTCACCGCCCGGCCAGCGGTGTTCCTCCCAGCCGGGGCCGGAGAATGGCCCTGCGTTGGGGGACCAAATTTTGTCGGGTCCGCCGAACTCTCCGGGCTGGGCACTGCGCCGGCGGAGGTGTTCGGTGTAGGCCACGCGCTGTCCGAGTTGGAAGTCGCTCATGCTGTGGTCTCGCTTTCGGGTTGGTATTTCTTGCCGATGTGGGTGGGTGGTCGGTGTCCGGTCTTGACGTCTGCCCAGCAGCACCGGCAGTTGCGGGCTGGTTCTTCGGGGTGGTCTTCGCAGGGTGGGCCTTGGGGGAGTGCGGCCGGGTTCGTGGCCGTGGCCGTCCAGTGTTGGCCGTCCTCGGGGTAGAGGTTCGGTGTGCGTTTCGCTGGCCTCCCGTCTGGGCCGGTTTCGGTGGCGTAGTGGGCGAGGGCCCGGATGGTGTGGCCGAAGTCCTGTGCGTGGATGAAGCCGTCGCCCTGGTTGACGGTGTGGAGGAGGATGCCGGGTTTGTTCGGGGTCCAGTCGGGCCGCATGACGATCATGATTGCTGCGAGCCGTTGGCCTTCCTGGTCGGTGAGTTTCAAGCTTTCTCCTACTGGGTTTACTGGCGGCGTGCGTCCTGGTGTCTCGCGTTAAGTGAGCGACGATCGCCGCTTTCTTTCTTCAAGGTCTTTGAAAAGCAACCACGCTGGTAGGTGAGATAGGCACTCAAGTAAGTTCTAGAGTTCTTACCTTCTGCCACTGCGTTTGCCACGTGTTTTGCCACTGTTTTGAGTAGCAATTGCCACTCCTTTTGCTACTTTTGCCACTTGGTTTTAGGCCCCTTTCTGGGTCACATTGGGGTCCTTCAGCCACTCTTGGTCGCCTGCTGCGTCGTCCTGACAGAAGCCGCAGGACTCGTCATAGATGAACCGCTTGACGTGGTTCTTCACGTGCCCGCCGCGGCCGCCGGCACGTTTCCGTTCCGTGATTATTCGAGCCAGGGTTTGGTGCTTCTCGTAGTCGTGGACCCGGTACGTCCTGGCATCCACCTTCACCAGCAGCCCAGCTGTGACGAGCTCCTTGAACCCTGCGTCCCCACGGGCTTTCGCAGCCCGGAGAGACACTTCCCCGTCCTTCTGCTGACGGGCTGTCCGGAGCATCAGTTGAAGGTGCAGCAGCTGGGCTGTGTCGCTCAGCGCGTCGATCTTCGGGTTATCGAAGTAATCCAAGGAGAGCTTGATCCACGGGCGTTCGTCCTGGGCCATCAGTCCTGACTCCCTTCTTCGAATTGCATGGCCTGCACAGCGTTTGCAGGTTCTCGTAGGTGTCCGGCCCGCCCTTCGAATACGGCCAAATGTGGTCTAGGGATAGGTTCTCCGTCGTCCCGCAGTGGAGGCACCGGCAACCGTCGCGCTCGTACACCGCTGCGCGCAACTGGACCGGTATCGGGAACCGGTCATAGCGAACAGACCAGAACTCACCGCCTTCCAGGAAATCCCAGCCACCCGGCACCGGCTGCCAAAACCCAGCACGCACCAGACACCGAGCCAGGGCCCTGCCCCGCGGGAACGAACGGACATACTCCGACGATGCGAAGCCGGGATTCCGGGTAGCCACGGAATGGCACCCAGCCACCACCCACAGGCCGAGAGCTTCCAGCCCTGCAGCGCGGGCACTTGGGTGGGAGTGCATCTTGTCAGCAGCGTTAAACCAGGCCATTGGGGTAACCATTTCTGTTAGTAGGCTGTCGGGCATGGAAATATCTCTCACACCGGATTCCGCTGGCGTCTACGCGCAGATCTTCGCCGCGCTGCTCATTGCGTTGGCACTGGAGCGCTTCGAATCTCTGTCTAAAGAAGCTCCGTTTGCCGCCCGTGCTATCGATCTCTTCAGTCGCATGTCGCGAGCTCTCGGTGTCTTTACAGCGGCTGTAGCCGTAGCCATTCTGTTTCCCGTCATTGGTGGGGCCGAGGTGAGCGGCTTCGCCACTGTCTGGGTGCACGTAACCACCTATATCTGTTCTATTGCCCTCGCCTCCTGGGCAGGCGTCCGGATTGGCATGATGTTCATCGACGCTCGGAATTAGCATTCCCGCTGTCACCGGTGGCCGTCACAAGCCTGGACGACTGCGACTTTGTATCCCCCGAAGGGTGAACCTCCCGGAACGTGCCTGGTAGCGAATTTGGTGGTGCCGCGGCAGTCCTTGATGGGTGCCCCAGGCGAATTCCATTCCCCGGGGTAATCGCCGGGGAACGTGAACACGTAGTCGTAGCCTTTCGTCTTGGATTCGAGGACCGGCAGCTCGTTCCACCCGGGCCAGCAGTGGTCCAGGTATGCTTCGGCGGCCTGGTTCTCGCCTGTGTGGATTGGCGTCCACCAGTCGCAGCCGGCGCAGTAGACCCGGTAGAGCATTCCGCGGCCAACGCATTGGCAGGAGCCGCGTTTGCGCTGCTCGGCTGTGGTCTCGCGCCAGTGATTGCAGCCGGGGTCCGCCGTGTAGGTGAATGAGGGATGCGGGCCACCCATACCGTTTCGCCCGGTCATGGACTCGTGCCAGCCCGGGAAGGCCTTCCAGTCCTGCCAGCGAACGCCTTGGTACCCGTCCACCCAGCGGTGGTGGAGCGCGTCGAGCTTGTCCGGGTCGGTCTCGTAGTAGGTCCACCCGGTGAGGCTGGAGCGATCCTGAGATGTCTCGGATGCTTCGAGCTGGCCCAGCAGGACGAGCAGATCCAGCTGACCCTCCAACTGCGCGGTCACGGTTCTTTCCTCAGGATGCTGCGGCAGTCTTTGCAGTGGGTGTTGGGGCGGCCGGTGAAGTCGATGCCGCATCGTTTGCAGATGAACTCGTCGCAGCGCAGTTCCCGGATCGGCAGTATCCGGGTCGCCAGGATCGTCATGCCACTTCGCCGAACGGGTGGGGTTGTCCGTACTCGCGGGCGCCGAGAGGTTCGGCCGGGGCCGTGGCGGTGACGACGAATGCCGCGCCTTGAGAGCCAGGGATGCGGCGGCCGGGGCAGACGGCGAAGCTGGGTTCGCCGGTGATCCGGACACGGTGCCGTGCGGCAACGGCGGGCAGGTCCCGGTGCGCTTCGACGAAGAGCAGGGTGGCCGCCATGCCGGCGTCGACGATGGGCCAGACGGCTTGGAAGGTGCCCACTAGTCGGAGCACCTGCACTCTCCGGTGGCCCGGATGATGGTCAGGCAGCTGGGGCACTGGTCACCGGGGTTCACGCTGCAGCCTCCGTCGTGGCGTAGCGGGTGAGGAAATCGGGGTGAAAGCCGTACCAGTGGAGGTCGTTCTCGGGATTGCCGGTGGAGACGACGATGACGGGCGCTGATGCGTATCCGAGTTCTCGGACGGCGGCCAGGTCTGCGGGGGATTCGCTGAGGTCCACGGTCTCGAAAGGGATTTCCCGGTCAGTGAGCCAGGTCTTGGTCAAGCGGCATTGCCGGCAGTCCGGGGTGGTGTAAACGGTGATCTGTTTCAAGGTATTTCTCCTGGTGGTTGGTGTTGTGCCGCCCGCTGTTTGGCGCGGACGGCACAACAAAAGATGGGTGGTTTAGAAGGGTGGTTCGTTGGTGGTGGCGGCGCCCCACCCGTTGGTGGAGCCGCCCCAGCTGGACGTGCTCGCCGTCGCCGGGGCCCCGCTTCCGGAGCGTTGGGTGCGGGTGACCTTCGCGGACGCGTACCTGAGACTGGGGCCGATCTCGTCGACCTCCAGCTCCATGACGGTCCGCTTCTCGCCTTCCTTGGTCTCGTAGGAGCGCGTGGTGAGACGTCCTTGGCAGACGACGCGGGTTCCCTTGGTCAGGGTTTCGGCCACGTTCTCCGCGGCCTCACGCCAAACGCTGCAGCGGAGGAACAGGGTTTCCCCGTCCTTCCACTCATTGGACGGCCGGTCGAACGTCCGCGGAGTGCTGGCAATCTGGAAGTTCGCCACCGCGGACCCCGACGGCGTAAACCGAAGCTCCGGATCCGCGGTCAGATTCCCCACTACAGTGATGGTTGTTTCGCCTGCCACGGTTACGCCACGTCCTTGAATTCGTCGACGTGGTCCTTATAGATCAGGACCTTCTCGTTGGTGATGCCGGCGATGCCGACGGAGGCCGCGCCCCAGATGCTTTGGCCTTCGAAAAGGACGACGATGGGCGTTCCTGGCAGGTCTTCCCATTTGTCGACACCCACGGCCTCAAGGACTCGCATGATGTGGTCGAGGCCGTAGGCCGTGCCGAAGCGTCCGAGGTGATTGTCCTCCTCGGCTCGCCTCGGGGTGTCGAGAGTCATTCCGCCGACACCGACGCCGCCGCCCTTCCATTCGACGTGCAGCATCCCGGTCATGACGCCGTGGTGTTCTGTGCCCAGGCTGGTGCTCTTGATGGTTCCGATCTGTCCGCCGTAGGTCTTGCCGTCGTGCTTGATAGTGATGGTCATGTTGCTCATTACGCGTCCTTCGCTGCGGACGCGGCGGAGGCGATGGCATCCAGTATCTCGGGCGCCGCACCGGCGTCAGCCGCCGCCGTCCAGAGGGCACGCAGGGCGGTAACGTCGCCGGCGGCGAGGTCAATCTCAGCGAGCCAGTCACGTTCCGACGGGAGTTCACCGGTCTCCTGATCCACGACGTCGTCCTGAGGCTTTGCCTCTGGTTCGGGTTCAGGTGCCGGCGGGTCGGTCACGACGTCGGGAACCGCCGGGACAGGGGGCTGCCGCCGCTTCACCGTGCGCTTCTGCTTCTCAACCGCGGGGGCGGCCGGCGCCGGGGAACTGATGGTCTCGCCCATGTCCTCCAGCTCGACGTCCTCGACGGAGTACGCGGCCACGCCGGTCAGCACATCCGGGGCGATGGTGCGGCAAGCCTCTGCCTGGGCCTTGGCCGTCAGCATGGCGATCGGGTCGGTGTTGTACTTCTTGTTGCTGAGATAACCGGCCTGCCGGGCGCGCTCGATGGTCCAGGTGAACTCCTGCCACTCCTGCTGGCCCTTCCGGCGGCCGAGGATGGTCACAGTCTCCGGGGTGGCGGCGGTGCGCCGGACGTCGTGGCCTGCAGACAGCACGAGTGCCACCATGGTCCGGGCGTACATGGCCGGGCGGCCCTGCACCACGAAGATGTTGGACAGCGAGTTCATCGGGTCCAGGCCGAGTGACTTGCCGGCCAGGATGGCGGCTGCCGCGGCGTCAGGCTTGCCGCGGAAGGGCGCCGGCACAAACTCGGTACCGCAGAGCGCGGTGCCGAGACGGTGAGCGGCGTCCAGCTCCTGCGCCCACTCCAGCAGGGACACGGTGGTGGCGGTCAGGTTCAGCGCCGGGGCGCCAGCGGCGGACGGAACGGCAAGAGCATTTGCCTGGGGGAGTGTAGCGAGTTCGGTCATGACTGGGTTCCCTTCGGGAATCGGATATTGATGTCGGCTTGCATGGTGGTCAGGGCTTCGATGAGCAGCTGGACCGCTGGCGGGTTGAGGAATACCTCGTGATAGGTGGTCGTTCCTTCACACCGCATCCACGTATTCACGGCGATCTGGTCATCCTCGTAGTAGAGGGCGACCCCCCTTTCGCGTTCGTGATCGACGAACTCGAAAGGAGCACTCAAGCTGCTGCGCTCATTTCGGTGTTCGGGGTGGTGAGCGGTTCGCCGATGATGGCGTCCCGCTCCTTGGTGGTCTTGTGAGTGAAGGCCGCAGCCAGGAACAGCTGGTAGTGGCGTTCGATCGCTTCCTGGTCCGGAGCCAGGGTGTAGAGGCTGGTGCCGAGCGGCGCGGCAGCGTACCGGGCGTTCGCACCGTCCCGATCCGTTGGGGTTACGTGGGCGACGTACGTGGCATGGACTTCAGGCATGGGCTGTTCGTGCCCGTCCGCGTCGACGTAGAACTCGGCCTTGGAGTACGCGCCGGTCTGCAGCGCGGTCTCCCCGTAGACGCCCTTCGATGTCTTGATGTCGATCTGCACGAGCTTCCCGCCAGCGAGGAACGGGGACGTGGCCAGGAGGTCGAAGGTGCCGGCCCACCAGTCCTTCCGGTTCCCGCACGGACGCTCCATCAGCACCGGGGTGATCTGGAAGTCGTCCAGGAACTGGACGTACCCCTCCACGAACCCGAGCAGATCCTCCGGCACATCAGGTGCTTCGCCGGTGCGGTGCAGTTCCTCCGCCTGGGCGTGCACCGCGGTGCCACGAATGCCGGCGGCGTCGCGCTCCTTCGTCGGCAGCTCTTTCAGCTCCCGAACAGCGGTTACCGGGTCGCCGGCGAGCAGCTCCTCGAGGCGCTCGCGGTTAGCAGGGTCCGTCACCCACTCGGCGACGACCTTCGGCGCCCAGCGAACCAGCGCCGGCTTCGGCACACCGCCGCCGAGCAGCGTGGTCACACCGGTGACGGGCAGGAACTTGTTGCCAGCGGTGATCGGGCCGGGCTTCTCGGACATCTTGTACCGGTGGCCGTTGTGGGTGAACACCAGACCAGCAGGGACCGGGGCGAGGCGCGGCTTCGGGCCGGGGAGTTCGTTGTTCATCAGTTCCACCAATCTGTCTTGGGTTCCGGCGTGTAGAAGAACCCGCCCTTGTTGTTGTGCACGCCGCAGAACGCGCCGTCCTTCTCTGCCTGTTCGGTGATGACCCTGCAGTCGCACCGGTATGGGTCTGGGCTCATGCTGCGACCGCGCCGTCTTCGATGGTGATGCCGAAGTCGCCGGTTTCGTCGACCATCTCGATCCACACCTGGTAGTCGGTGGCCACGGCCATTTCCTCGATGAGCTGCAGGTTCGTCGAGTCGAGCAGGGAGCCGTCAGCGATGCGAATGACCCGGAGCCCGGGGTTCAGCGCGATGGCCATGGCCAGGGAGACGCGGAGCTGCTCGGCGCCGGAGGCCTGCTTGAACGGGACGCCCTGGTAGGTGACGCCGTCCTCGTCGAAACCGAGGCCCTCGACGGGGAAGGTTGCGGCGGCGAGCCCGTCAGCTTTCCGCTTGTCGATGGAGTCCAGCTGCGCGGTCAGGAACTCCGCATCGCCCTGCAGGCTCGCAAGCCGCTCGGCCAGTTCGCGGTGCGCTTTCGCGGCCCGGACGCCGGCGTTGATCTGCTCAGCGTTGTCGATCTGCGACTGGATCGCCTCGAGGTCGATCGGGGCGGGGAGGAGCGAGACTTCCTTATCGATCTCTGCCAGCTTCGCCTCAGCCTCTTGGAGTTCCTGACGGAGGATGTCCACTCGCTCGGCATGATAGGCGGCTTGCCTACGCATGTTGGAAGCGCGAGTGTTGGTGTCCTGGGCTTCCCGGTATTGGGTGAGCAGCGCGGATACGCTGACCTCTTCCTCGGGCACGTCGGTGGGGAGGGTGTAGCCGGCGGCCTGGCCCTGCAGCTCCTTGATCCTCCGGTTCACGTCTGTACGCTCAGCGAAGACCTTCGCCCGGTCAGCTTCCAGCTTCGCCGGATCGAACGGCAGCTCCACCAGATCGTGGAGCGTCTTGAGCTGCTCCTTCTCGGAGAGCTGGGTGAATGCCAACGGGTCCAGCGACAGACGGCCCAGCAGCTCGTCGAGCTTCGCCTGCCCCTTCGAGAAGGTCGAACCGTCCTTGCCTTTGACGGTCAGCTTCGACGTCGTGCCGGAGAACGTGCGGGTGACGATCAGGTCCTCCGTCTCCAGAACGATCTGCGCTTTGTTCTCGCCGTCGCGGATGGGCCGGGGGAGTGCCTTTGTGCTGGTGCCGCCCAGCGCTGCGGTGATCGCGTCGAGGACGCTGGTCTTGCCCTGCCCGTTGCGGCCGGCGATCACGACCAGGTTCCCGTCCGGGTTGATCTCCACAGCGCGGAGACGTTTAAAGTTGCTGGCTTCCAGCTTCACGATCTTGCTCATCAGGATTCTTCTTTCTTGAGGTGGTTGAGTTTCATGTGCTTGCCCCGGATGCCGCAGTGCGCGAGCCAGGCGGTGACGGCTCCGGCTAGGTAGACGGAGTCTGGAAAGTCGAGGAGGTCGAGGAAGGCGTCCATCAGGGCGCCGAAGCAAAGTGGGCTTCGGCAGCTGCGTCGAGGGCGGCTTCCGCCTGGGAGATCCCGACGCCGCCCAGCAGGTCCAGCCATGACGGTTCCGGATTGGTATCCAAGGGGACGTGCTTCTCCCACCACGTACGGAACCATGCGCGGATCATGCTGCGGCTGCCATCTGCACCGTGCGCTGCTCACCGAAGCGTTGAATCGGACCCGCAGGGAAACCGGCTGCGTCCAGAGCGCCGTTCACTGCCGCGTTCAGGTCCGCGTCGTAGGTGTCGCGCCGATCGTGCGGCTGGTCTCCCCAGTAAACGTCCATGAGATTCTCGAATGCTTGGAGGACATCCAGCAGATAGTCCCGGAAGTCACGGGTGTTACCGCCGCCGATCTTCCAAGCGAGGCTCTCCGCGAAGTACTCCAAGCGGCCGGTGTTATCCACCCCGTGGTTGTGGTGGTACGTCCCGGTGAGCTGGCGAACAACAATGTCCACCTCAGCCCTCGGGAGCTGTTCGGTATGCTGGGTGATGGTCATCGGTACTCCTTCAGTGGCGGTGACTTGAGGTCTCGGGTCGCACCCCGGGGCCTCTCTTCGTTTGGTGGGTCAGGAAGCGAGTGGCAGGTTCTCGGCGTATGTTTCGAGGTCGGACGCCCGGTAGTAGATGCGTCCTCTGTGCTTCACCCAGGGAGGTCCCTGCTGGAGGCAGCGCCAGTTGCGGAGCGTCTTCTCGGTCAGGCCGAACATCTTGGCCACCTCGGTGGTGGTCAGCAGCGGTCCTGCCATCAGGCGGCCGCCTTCCGGTATGACTGATTCGGCAGACCGCGCCAGAAAGCCCGCATGCTGCCGTTGCTGCTTGGGCGGCGTGATTTTCGGTGTTCCACGTAACTGATGAGGCCGGCGTTGGCTGCCGCTTGGAACAGCGGCCCCCAGTTGTTGGGGTGTGGCGGTGGCCGGAGTCCGTGCTTGGACTCCAGTGCGTAGGCGTCGAACACTTCGCCTGATTCGGCTACGCGGGTCAACACTTCCCAGGCATCGGTTCGCCAAGTGGTGTCTTCAAGGACTGCGGGTGAGCTCATGAGTCTTCCTCCGGTTCGGTGAGGGGCAGTTGCAGGGCCCGCTCCAGTTCGAGGAGCCCGTTGTGCAGGTCATCGGTGCTGGCCTGCCCGTAGCGCGTTTCTTCAATGAGGTTCCTGAGGTTCTGAGTCAGGGCCCCAGCAGTCCTGACGGCCATCAGGCTGCCTGGGCCTGCGATTTCGCCCGGCGATTGATGGGATGTCTACTAGCAGGCGATATTTCGGGGTCGAAAAGGGCACGGATGGGCACTTCAAGAGCCTCCGCGATGCGCTCTGCAACCTCCGGTGTGCAACTGCGCTTGCGGCCCGCCGTCAGGTGGTTGATGAAGCTCGGCGCGACCTGGGCCCTTTCCGCCAGCAGTCGCTGGCTGATCTTCCGGCTATCCACCCGGTCCGCCCGCCCAGAGTTGATGAGGTCCATGTCGTCCCTCGTTAGTACGTATGCCCGGAGTCGATCCTGACTGATTCGCATATAGGTTCCTTTCGGCCAGACTGTGCGCTTCCGGCGCATCATGATCACGGTCATTTAGCTCCCCTTCATTCTCTAGTGGTAGGCGGCTACCTGTCAACTACTGATAGACAGACTATCGCCTACCGGTAGGCGGGGTGTCAAGCCCAGAATCCGAAGAATCCCTAGAAGATACAAAAGAGTCCGTCTACTGCTGGTCGAATTGGTAGGCGCTATGGGTAACATTGGGCGAGAAACAACGGTAGGCATGTTCGCCAAAACACGTATTGACGTGCGTCAAGCAGTAAGGGAAGTTTCAAACCATGACGAAAAACAGTCCTGAAGGAGGCCTTCCGGAGTTGATCCTGAATCACAAAGGGACCCGCTCCTTCGACGACCTCAGCCGCGCATGCGGAGGAAGTCCGAGCGGCAAACGACTGCATCAAATGGTCAGCAAGCCAATGCGGAGCTTCCCGGATCCGGACACCATCAAGGGACTTGCGAGAGGACTCAATGTCTCCCAGATGGATGTTCTCCTCGCCGCGGCTCGATCCTTGGGGCTCCGAGTGTCGGACTCAGACACCTCGGTCCTCGTCCTCCAGGAGGCCGGCACGTTGCCACCGGATCGCCAGGAACTCATCATCTCCGTCGCACGGGCCCTGATCGAGGGCAATGAGGCGATGAACAGCGGTGCAGAAGCGGACCACCCCATGGACGCAGACCTCACCCAAGACATGCACGACCTCGCGGCGCATAAAGGTGACAAAAAAATCGGCCCTTACGACCTACCCGAATAGGACAACCCCATGCGAGAAGCGTTTCCCGAGAGGGGAATCCAGAACCTCATCATCCGGCACAAGCGCGACCGCAGCTACGAACGAATGGCTGCAGTTACCAACCATGCACTGAGCAGCAAGCGCATCCAGCAGCTGGCCACCCAGCCCATGCGGAACTTTCCCGACCCCGGGACGATCGCCAACCTGGCTCAGATCCTCAGCACAACCAGCAACGAGGTGCTGCTGGCCTGCGCGGTATCTCTGGGGCTGGATGTCCGCACCGGTGACACACACGACCTCGTGTTGCCCGGGGCAGGGACACTCCCAGAATCGTCGCAGGACCTGCTGCTCAGCATGTCAGCGGAGATGCAGGAACTCCATGAGCTGACCAACGCGCAGGACCAGGGAGTCAAGCTCTGAACGTCACACCCAGCACCTACCGTTAGTTGCCATGAAGTTAGAGAGTATTGCGGCTGACTTGGGGGTCAGCCTCCGGGAGGGACCTTTGCCTCCCGGTTGGTGGGGAGCCTATGACCATAGGATCCACACCATCACCCTCCTTCCCAACCTGCCGCCCATTCAATACCGCCACGCCTTTGCGCACGAGCTGGGGCACGCGTTTTACCGGCACCCTACGAGCACCCCACGCAACGAATGGGAAGCATCGGCCTGGGCCGCCAAGCAGCTCATCACCTTCGAGGCACTATTGGAAGCCACACTGGGCGCCGACACAGTGACCGGAGTGGCAGCCATCCTGCAAGTCATGCCGATCGACGTCGAAACGTACACGCAGTGTATGAGCGAATACCAAACGCAAAAAGTCATGGAAACACTCACGAGCGTCAAATCCTGTTAGGAGCGGAGCATGGGGCGTCCGGTAATGCCCATTGGCGGGCACGGAAACATCAGTGCGACGAAGCTGGAAGACGGGCAGTGGCAGGCGCTGGCACGGTTCCGGGACCGTGATGGCGTTACCCGCCGGGTCAAAGCCACGGGCCGCAACAAGACGAGGGCAATTCGTGCGCTGGAGGACAAGCTGGAGCGCCGCGCCCGGCTCGGCGGCCAGGACCTGACAGCGGATTCCAAAATCAAAGATCTGGCCGAAGCATGGTTCGCCACGGTCGACAAATCCCCAGGCACCCGCGACACCTATAGAGGACTGCTGAATAGCCACATCCTGCCAAGGCTGGGCGAGAACCGGTTGTGGGAAGTAACAACCGGCCGGGTCGAGCAATTCATTGCCGCTGTAGCCGAACCATCAACCCTCGACATCGTTGCGAAGAACGGCCGGCCGATGACCGTAAAGAGCGGCGGCCCGACCGCGGCCCGCATGTCCCGCACCGTCCTCGGTTTGATGTTCCGGCTAGCCGTCCGCCACGACGCAGTCGCCTCCAATCCGGTCAGGGAATCGGTTCCACCCAAAACCGCGAGAGCGGATATTCGGGCGCTCACAGTCGAGGAATTCGGGCGGCTACGGGCGAACGTCCTTGAATGGCAGGACTCCGGGGTGATGGGCCCCCGCAAGTCCAAGGACCTCATCGACAAGGTCGACCTCTTCATAGCGACAGGTCTTCGACCAGGAGAGCTACTGGGTCTCCTTTGGAGCGACGTCGACTTCACCTCGAACCCGGCGACCATCGAAGTCACCGGGACCATCAAGCGGACAAGCGAGAAGGGGCTGCATCGGCAGGCGTATCCCAAGACGGAGCATGGCAAGCGGATCCTGGGCCTGCCGGCATTCGCGGTGACAATGCTGAGGCGAAGGAAGCTCGCCCAGGATCCCGACAATCCATTGGGATTGATCTTCCCCTCGGCTGCAGGCAGCGTGCTGGATCCCGGCAACTTCCGGCGGCAGTGGGTAGATGCCCGCGGAGAGGAATTCGAGTGGGTGAAGCCAGGCGGGTTCCGAAAGGCCGTGGCCACCCTCATCGAGCGGGACGCTGGTTCGATGGTCGCCTCGCAGCAGCTGGGACATTCTTCCGACGGCCCTACGCGCCGGCACTACATCGAACGGAACCGCTTGGCACCGGACACGACACGCATCCTGGAGCGGTTCGCTGGAGGGGACGGTTAG